TTAAGATTTCTCAAGCTTCAGGGTTACTAACTCTGACCAACTGTAAAGATGGTCAGGTTCACCCACCACTGGATACCAGTGGACCCACTTCCGCACATACTTGTGACTGGAAGCATCGTACAAGCTGCTCTCATTACCAACTGAAGGATCAGATACATGGCGACGACCAAATCTCGAAGAAATTCTCTTCGGGATGAGGAAGTCTTGCTGCCTTCCGGTATTTTTAAGGTACCAGAGGAAAAGCGATCGTGTATCGCGATTCGCGAAGCGTCTAGGTTTTGGCTTATAAAGCCTAACTCTAGGACGCCAAGCGTATCGGCCCCTTCGGGCAACGGTGATAAGCTTCATGGAGTAGGCGGTATGGGTATCAACCCAAACGCCCCCCATGCTATCTTCGTTATATGGAGCTAATGGCAACTTTGACTGACAAACTATATCAGCCAAATATGGCATTAATACTCCGCATGGATCTGCTATTGTCATTAGTCCATTGACTAAATGACACCAAGTAGCCTTACGGCTATCGGCATCCCTTATATAAAAGGGAGTAAGCAGAAACCCCTTATACCAGTCAGTACCGCAGGACTCTCGAAAGGGTCCTGAGATATAAGACTTTTCGGTATTAGGAACGAAACCCAGATAGGCGAGTAGTTCTATAAGTTGCTCAGCCCGATCCTGTTCAATGATGATATCATCACCATAAACAGAAAAGGAAGAGCTACCCACAGCACTACAAGCAGCAGCAAAAACAAGAGTTTCAACAGGAAAAGTACTACCGTTCCCCATACTGGAGAACTTATGGTAATCCTCATCCTGTCCCGGATATATCGAATATTTCTGCGAGCGAATAGCCCGTAGGTACTGGAACCATTCCTCTGGAAAGAGGAGAGCGACAGTATTATACGATAAAGTATCCGAAGCCATAGAGAGATCAATCGTTGAATAACTATCAAATATTGAGCCCTCCTTAGCTAACTCTTGATTCCTAGTCTGGTCACGTAGGTCAATTCCCACGCGACTTAGTCGACGTTTTGCGTATTTATCGAAAGCAAGCTGAAGGGCCATGTTGCCCTCCGGTTCACAAGCGATAGTACGTTCCGTCTTCCACGACTTGGGTACGAATGTAACCCGATTGCGATTTATAAGTCTAGCTTGTATAAAGCCGTATCCAAAATAATCGGATAATGACTGAATATAAGGCCAGGCCCCCGGCGTACAAACCAACCTCTTGGAAACTTTGAGGAATGGAATACTACGTCGGCGCGATCGAGTGGTAGTGGCACCTGAAGTAACTGAGAGTAACTTGGGCAACTGCTCAAGAAACTCACGGTGATTACCTAACACCTTTTGGATGTACACTTGACAACGTTGGACCTTTAACCTAAAATCGTCATGAATTTCTCCATGATGTTTAGAATAAAAGGTATCCAAACGTTCGTTAGTCTCTTTGCATAGCTCTTCTCCTTTCTCGAAAGAAATGAGGGCTGCTAGCCGAGTGCTAACTTTGTCGGTGAACGCGGAGTTCTTCTTAAAGAACGCCTCCAACTGACGTAGGGTTCTCACTGCCTCAACCCCTGTTACATCGAGGGTTGAGTCAGATACACAGGCTCCCAGATATTGAAAATCTCTAGCACGAATCTTCCCGTGCAGTTTGAGATAGACAGGCTCTGGGAGGGTATGCTTACGGTCTTGCAAGTACAATCGACTTACGTCGTACGTTACTTGTTGAAGTTCCATCAGGAATCTCCTATTTGAAGTTAATATTAATCAAATAAATGATTAACGACGCAGTAAGGAGAGTAACCACTCTCCAAAACGGTTAGCCGTCTTTGCACAAACGACAGGTTGCTTTTTGCAGGCAGAAATAAGCCTACTGAAGAACCATCGAAAGGGCAGAAGACCTAGCTTAGCCATTCCTGCGTACTAACAGTATTGGTAAATTCATCTCCCGCAATTATATCGCGGTAGATGGCCAATGCTGCAGTTACGACGCTGCTGATACCATCCAGCGGACGGCGTACTTTAGCTTCAAACAAGACCTTACTGGCAAGCAGATCTCCTGCCGCGTTTTCCGTCGAAGAAATCACAGAAACTGTGTCTTCGATGACGGAACCGCTACCAGTTGCAATTTTACGTTTCTGAATCACGAGCCGCGGTTCTGCTGCGGTGTGACCAGTATACGTATAAGTGCGAGAGTTCCCAGAATCGGCGAACTCAGTGAGGGCTGTAGACATTGCAGCCATAGTGTTATCTCCTTGATAACCTAATCACAATTTGACCTATCAATGCTACAAGGTCCATGACCTTCGGCAAAGACAGATTAGACTGTAATTTCGGTATATAAGGGATATGACACGGTCGTCTCTTTTTGACTATATAGCTTTCTATATACGACATGCTGTCGAAGTCGCTCGAGCTTAAAGTTGCCCCGTTATAACATTCAGTGTTGTACTGAATGGTACGGGTCACCTCAAGGTTGAGTCCCCAGGCAGCAGTGTATTGATCGCTAACAGCCATAAGAGACATCGCTTCTAGAGCCGAACCTACACTTAAAACCCAATCTAGTACAAAACTGTAATGGGTAAGTTCCCAAGCAGTTAAGACCGGATTAATAGTTATAAGGTTAGGTTCAAAGTCAGCAACTACACTTCCACGGACGCTTAGCTGGGCACTAATAGATTCGGTTTTATGAATCTTATAGAACACAGTAGAGAACAGTGGAGACACATCTCTTTGATATGTCTTTGTGAAGCTGGTGCCTTGGTGCTCTGAATAGCGAGTTCTTAGCTCTTCATCCCACTTAGATATAACCTTACTGATATCTTGTATATCATAAAGGAGAATACGCCAACCATACCGTCCAGCTAACCAAGCGGATAGCGGGGCAGCGGGGTTGTCGTCTAGGTAACTATAAATCAAGGATACGATATCCTTAACTACGTTCCTAAACATGCGTATAGTCTTAGTGATCTCTGCAACAAATGTTAGTGCATCCCAGCCTTCGCTATAAATTTTACTAGCGGCAGCTTGGACGAAGATAGTGGGATCAACTCCACAATCTTCAAGCACATCATCTGTAAAGTCGAGTATGCCTAGGTTAGTAGACGTTCCAGGACACAATAGTGTTTTGGAAGAACCGTCTGCCCACCTGAACTGAGCATCCCGATCTCGTCCACCTTCGGTGAACTTGATTGAGGGCTGCGCAGAACCAGTGATCGTTTTTGAATGTATAACATTCAAGTAATGAGTCATTGGAAGCAACTCGCCAGAGTTTCGACGCTTATGGAAATCGGGTATTACCCGACCGGAGTGCAAATCGTAATATATATCGCGATATGCAGTTCCCCATAAATACCAGTCTGAGAAAGACCCATCTACTTTCTTGTAGCGGGTTTCCAGATTGGCACTCTCAATTTCCTCAACATGACGTGATGAGGGAGAAGGAGAGCCGTCGCGGATAGATAAAGAACC